GGCGGCTGGGATCGTTACAACACCAAAGGCGAAAGGATTGGCAAGTGTGGTGATCGCAAGCCAGGTGAAGGCAAACCAAAGTGTTTGTCAAAAGCCAGAGCGGCATCTTTGAGAGCCAAAGGCGGCAAAAAAGCCATTGCGGCAGCAGTGAGAAGAAAACGTTCAAAAGATAAAAATCCTGAAAGGAAAGGCAAGGCTATTAATGTAAGCAATAAGCCACGCAAGAAGAAAAAATGAGCGAAGTAGTTTATCAAATAATGAAAGAAATATTAACAGATGATGAAGCCAAACTAGTGCCAACAGCAAAATTAATCGATGATCTTGGAGCAGACAGCCTCACAGCAGTTGAAATTGTAATGGAATTGGAAAAGAAACTAGATATTTCAATTGATGACAGTGAAGTCGATAAAATCGTCACAATACAAGATATAATAAATATTGTTGAGGCAAAGAAATGAACTTTGAAGAACTAAAACATCAAATACAAAATCCACAAGCAGGTGACATACTAACATTTGAATTTGACGATGCTCTAGCCATTGATGCACCAATCATTGAAGTGCATGAGGACAATATCCTTGTATATACAGATGAAATAGGTGGCAAGTTGATCAATGCACTTGAAGCTGAATATAGAGGCAGAAAAGTCAAACTCAATAAACCAATGCGTGGCGATGTCAAAAAATTCAAAGTGTATGTGAAAGATCCCAAAACAGGAAACATCAAAAAAGTTAATTTTGGACATGGTGGCACATCTGCCAAAAGACCAACCATGAGAATAAGAAAATCAAATCCTGCAAGACGTAGAAGTTTCAGAGCAAGACACAACTGCGACAATCCAGGACCAAAGACCAAAGCAAGATATTGGTCATGTCGCAACTGGTAAATCCAGATACTCACGAAGACACAGCTTGGCTAAACACTGACACAGAAGATCTGTGGATATATGACAAATTAATACTGTCACGCAAACTAGGTTATGTGTGTGGGCCTGTGGGTGTTGATGTGCCCAAAGACGGTCATTACATTGTGCGACCAGTGACCAATTGTGTGGGTCTAGGATTAGGAACCAGCATTGAATATTTGACTGTGAAAGACTGGACTGATCATTTGTCTCCTGGAATGTTTTGGTGCGAAATTTTTGAAGGTGATCATATTTCAGTGGACTATGAATGGGGCAATCCAATTCTAAGTGTGCAGGGATTTAAATCACAACACACATTTACCCGTTGGGACAAATGGGTAAAAGTAGATGTCGACATACAATTACCTCAACTGTTGAAACCATTGGCCAAAAAATATCGTTACATGTGTTGTGAATACATAGGTGGTAAACTGATAGAAATACATCTTAGACGCAATCCAGATTTTGATTGGGGCAACACAGAATTTAAACCTGTGTGGCGAGGTCAAGATACTACTCCGCCTCAAGGTTATCGATATGTAGATTATCCAGAGTGTCATGGACGAGTGGGTGCTTGGATCAAATAAGTATTTGTATGAAGGATAAAAAAGTAATTTAGTGTCGTATCTCAATCATAATATCCCACCGTTTACTTGTTACATTAGAAATGAATACATGTTTGATCACGAGTCAGGACATGGCGAATTCACCATAGCAGATGTGCATTCTGTGACATCAATGGAACATCGTGTGCCACTGTTTGAAGCACTGCTGGAAAATGGAGTCAATTGGACCCGCAGACCCATCATGGCGTTCTGTTGGAAAAAGGATGCTCCCACATATCCAATTGAAATGCATCAATACTGGAACTGTTTTTCTCCTTATGTGGATGTGAATGTTCGCAATAGGTTGGCTAGACGCAGGGCAGAACTTATTGACTATCGTGGTAACAAGCACTGGGGTGAATACATGTTTACTATTGACTGGGGATGGGAAAACAAAGCAGGCAATACAGATGTTAACTTTTCAGAGGATCCAGAACACAAGTGTGGACACACATTTAAAATGGATGACGGAAATTATTTTGTATATCCCAACAATAGAATTGTTTGGTCAGATGATGCATTTATTCACAACAGACTCAATCGCAATCCTGGCTACAAGATTGATCACACTGTGTACACAGTGGAAAACAAACGCACAGGTGAAACCAACAATGAATACATGACAAAATTTGGCAAGAATGTGGGCGAATCCTATGATGATACCAATTACCACAGATAGTAAATAACAGTATGACACTCAAAGAACTAGGCATCGCAACCTTCAAACAAATGGCCGCTCCGCAGTCACCTGGCTCTCGTGGACTGCAACTCAACAAATATTCACCTGCCAAAAGATTTTTTGATCGCATCAACACCAAAAAAACTAATAGACAAAAGTAACATTTTGCTTTACAATAGTTGCAAGGAGCATTGTTATGAAAACACTAAACACAGAAGAACAAGCAAAAGTAAAACATGTCATTGAGAGTGGCATCAAAGTCAAACAAGAAGTTAAAGATCTATCAGATGGGTTGAGAGACACAGTCAAAGCAGTGGCAGAAGAATTGGAAATCAAACCAGCACTGTTGACCAAAGCAATTGGAGTGGCATTTAAGGAATCACTAGCTGCTGAAAAACATGACATTGAAGAACTTGAAGAGCTGTTGGCAATTGCTAAAAAAGCCTAATGCAGAAACCATATCAGTGGCTCGCTTGGACCAGCACTGCGGTTGTTTTATTCGCCGCTTGTTTGTCCAGTTTTATCCCTGAGTTGTACATTCATCATTATTTTTTCTTGATTGGTAATACATTGTGGGCCGTTGTGGGACACTTATGGAAAGAAAAATCGCTCTTTATTTTTAGCATTTTGCTTAATATAGTTTACGGTGTAGGCCTAGTGGTAAATGGTGTCACTTAAATAAATCAAATGAAGAATGTTGAAGTTATTCCAGCAAAAAATTTGTATCATTGGACAAAAAATTTCAAACGCATACAAGAAAGGTTTTTTAACAACAATTACAAATTGAGGAGGATAAAACAAATTGAAGACTTTATCAAACTCAACAACTTTACAAAAGTTTTTCACGATGAAGAAGTAAGACTTGATCTTGATTATGGGACAGCACAACCAGTGCGTGACCTCAATCAATGTGATCTTATCCTAGTTACACATCAAGGATATTCAAGATATCCATTGCAAGGGATCATAGAACAAATACACAAATGGTTATCGTTGTGTGACAACCTTTATCTCTGTCTCAACAGGCATTATATCAACATTGACAATCAAACTGTTAATTTGGATTTGCCAAAAGATTTTCTTCCAGCAATCACATCATGGTTACAACAATCGTTGCCTTACAAGGTGATAGACATGAGCATGGATTATCTTGATCAAGGTGAACATTTTACATGGGTGGTGCCTGACAGACATTATTTCATATGCAAAAACTGATTGAAAAATTTGAAGACCATGCTATCAATAGGGATCACAACCCAAAGACTGACTACATCAGATACAGAATAGGCAGACTCAAACACGATCTATGGTTGCGTAATAGAAAACGTCACACCGTTAAAATCGAACCCTATGATAATTTTATTGTAAAAAATTTACAACCAGGCAAAACCTGTGTGTTTGGCAGTGCAGGATATTATTTGGAGGATCTTGTACCTGACCTAACTGTAGTTGAACAATGGCCTATTGTTAAAAAATTCTATCCCACTGCACAAATTGTCAATGACCGTGCAGAAATTCATACAACCAACGGTGCTGTGTTTGACAACTTTGTTGTGATCAACAATAGGGGAGATCTGCTGTGCGACATCAATGGTTTGGACAAGCACGTTGAAAATTATGTCAAGGCCATGCGTTCAAACTGTTTGTTTTTTTATAGTTTTAGAGACACACAGATTGTTGATTGGAATAGACTCACAGTTGATCATCATGACTATTTTTTGTCATGGGGTCAATCATTGGCTAACAAATTCAATTTACACATGATATGGAAGGACATACAGTTTGCTGACAAACCAAAAATCAATGGCCAATATGACATAATGGAAAACCCAGACACCACCAATGGCAATATAAAATTTGTGTTCCAATATCAAAACAATCAGCACATCATCAACGAAAGTTATTGGTCATGACAGCACTGTTGTATAGAGGAGGTATGTGTGGTGATTTGATTCTTGCCATGATAGATCCTAATGCTCTCAAGAAACGCACAGGATACAATGATAAAATTACTGATAGTGTGATCAATGACTATAGATATAAACCTGCACGATACATTATGAAAAAGTTTCATCTGTATGACAGTCAATACAAACAAAAATACACCCAAAAGTTACATGACCAATACTATTTGACACACGACACTGACTGGTGCCAACAAACCAAAGATCGTGTGGTGCAAGTGGTTTGTGAAAACAAATCCCTGCATAAATGGTTTGCTAGACGATTTGAAAAAATTTACACGCCAAGACCACACATAATACAAGAAGCCTACAATCACATTGAACAAACAAACAATTTTGTATCAGATTATGCCAACAGTATAGCACAGTGGCAACAGGCTTTTGTGTTTGAAAATAGATTTGACATATCAGATTTGCATGATACAAATTTTGTTGAACGCACACTTGATTATTTTGGTTGTGATAATTATGATTGGGCAATGAAAATATACAGTGATTGGGTGCAGTCATCCATCAATCAACACTATGAATTCCAATAGAAAGATGTTACAATAAACTATGAGCTATGTAGACGCACTGTTTGACAGAGACACAGACAAGATATCTGTGGTTGAACGCATCAAAGGTGAAAGAAGATATGTGGAATATCCTGCTCGCTATGTAGCCTACTATGATGATCCTAAAGGCAAATTCAAGTCAGTGTATGGCACGCCAGTGTCACGCATTGCCACTAAGTCAGGCAAAGAATTCAAACGTGAAGTTCACATGCAGTCAGGTAAGAAACTTTATGAGTCAGACATCAATCCCATATTCCGTTGTTTGGAAGAAAACTATTTGAACAAGGATGCTCCGGAACTACAGGTTGCATTTTTTGACATTGAGGTTGACTTTGATCCCAACAAAGGTTATGCCAAACCCGCAGATGCCTGGGCACCTATTATATCCATCACTGTGTATCTGCAATGGCTGGATCAATTGATATCACTGGCCATTCCTCCCAAGGACTTTCCTAATCCTGAAATTATTGAACAAGAATTTGAAAACACCATGCTGTGTGAATCAGAAGCAGACATGCTGGACAAGTTTATTGCTCTGATTGAAGATGCTGACGTGCTGAGTGGTTGGAATTCAGAAGGCTTTGATATTCCTTACACAGTGAACAGAATACAAAAGGTGATGAGCAAGGATGACACAAGACGTTTGTGCCTATGGAACACATATCCACGCAAAAGACTGTTTGAAAGATTTGGCAATGAAGAAGTCACATATGACATCATTGGCAGAGTGCATTTGGATTACATGCAACTGTACAGAAAATATACCTATGAAGAACGCCATTCATATGCTCTTGACTTTATTTCCAAGATGGAACTTGGTGAACAGAAGACACCATATGAAGGCACACTGGATCAATTATACAATCAAGACTTTGTGAAGTTCATTGAATATAACAGACAAGACGTGGCACTGCTAGGCAGACTGGATGACAAACTTAAATTTATCGCACTGTCCAATGAACTGGCACATCAAAACACTGTGTTGATACAAACCACTATGGGTGCTGTGGCAGTGACAGAACAAGGCATCATCAATGAAGCACACAGACGTGGCATGGTTGTGCCTGATCGTGTGAGACGTGAACCTGGTTCAGATCCTGCGGCAGGTGCCTATGTGGCATATCCCAAGAAAGGATTACAGGACTGGATTGGATCTATTGACATCAATTCACTGTATCCGTCTGTGATTCGAGCACTCAACATGGCTCCAGAAACCATTGTGGGTCAACTACGCCAAACAATCACAGAAGAAGAAATTGAACGCAGGATGACCATGGAAAAGAAATCCTTTGCAGGTGCATGGGAAGGTGAGTTTGGATCATTTGAATATCAAGCAGTGATGCGTAAGGACAGAGCACAGAGCATAACCATTGATTGGGAAACAGGCGAGTCCAACATACTGAGTGCGGCAGAAGTGTATGAACTGATATTCAATTCAGATCAACCATGGTTCCTGTCTGCTAATGGCACAATATTCACACATGAGTTTGCAGGAGTGATTCCTGGACTGCTAGAGAGATGGTATGCAGAACGCAAAGAACTGCAAGCCAAAAAGAAAAAGGCCATTGATGCCAACAATGCAGTAGAAACTGCATTCTGGGACAAGCGACAGTTGGTCAAGAAAATTAACTTGAACTCACTGTATGGTGCTATTCTTAATCCTGGTTGTAGATTTTTTGACACAAGGATTGGACAGTCAACCACACTTACAGGCAGATGCATCACAAAACACATGGCATCCAAGACCAACGAAATCATCTGTGGCGAATATGACTACAGAGGTAAAAGTGTGATATATGGTGACACAGACTCTGTGTATTTTTCTGCGTATCAACCACTCAAGACAGAAATTGATGCAGGCAATATTCCATGGAGCAAAGAGTCAGTCACACAACTGTATGATTCTGTGGCAGAAGAAGTCAACAAATCATTTCCAAAATTCATGCTGGAGGCATTCAACTGTCCATCCACATATGGCAAACTGATTGCGGCAGGCAGAGAAGCAGTGGGATCCAAAGGCTTGTTCATTACCAAGAAAAGATATGCTATGAAGATCTATGATCTTGAAGGCGAAGCAGTGGACAAAATCAAAGCCATGGGGTTAGATTTGAAACGTTCTGACACTCCAGCATACATTCAAGACTTCTTGTCAGATGTATTGGACAAAGTGCTGATGGGTGCTGGCGAAGAAGAGATCATGGACTTTATTGCTGACTTTAGACTAGAGTTCAAAAAAATGCCAGGTTGGGAAAAAGGTTCGCCACGTCGTGTGAACAAACTTACAGAGTATCATTCACGAGAAAAACGCAAAGGCAAAATCAACATGCCAGGACACGTGAGAGCGGCCATCAATTGGAACACACTT